CCGAGCCCTGGCGGAGCGTGCTGGTATGACGGTTAGAGAACAGGCCGAATTAGAAAGATTGGAATTCCCAAAATGAGAGGAAAGATCATGAGAAGAAACGCAGGTTTTATGTGTTTGATCGTTGCTGCAATGATGCTGTTTGGGTGTGCTGGCTTTGGGGTGTGGTCCTCGACGGCCCAGACAGATATTCAAAACTTCCAGACCTACGCAGCTAAGTTTGTTGCAGGCGTCCAGGCTGATGCACCGGCGATCCTGGCAATAGCGGCGACCATTCCGGCAGCGGCAAAGTACGTTCCGGCTGCGAGCGCAGCTATTACAGCCCTGACAGCGGCGACCAATGCGGCAGCAAGCGTTGGCGCGGCATCGACCAGCCAGAGCGCAGCAGCAGTTGTGACAGCTCAACAGGCGGTTAACGCGGCTATTGGCGCCGTGAAGGACACGATTGCGGCAGTAAGCAAGTAAACCTTTCGGGAGGGGTATGATGGGCATATTCACCGATAAAGCAACAGCACTTGAAGTGGAAGCCAAGGCGCACATTGCGAAAGCAAAAGCGGCCCTTGACGAACTTGAAAAGGCCCTGACCGGCGAAGCGGACAAGGTACTTGCAGACGTTATCCCCAACCCTGGCGGTAACGACGGAACTGTTTGAGATGAGCGACCGCCAAGCCGAAATCGAACGCCTCAAGGACCGGATACGCCAGCTTGCCAATGAGCGCGACACTTGGAAGGTCGAAGCGGAGAGAAGGACTCTTGAATGCAACGGTCTCAAGGTCATTCTGACTGTGATTCGAGAGCAAGCGCAAAGGGGAATCGATGAATAGACTTGCCGTTGTTCTGTGCGTTCTGGCCCTGTTTCTGTCCGGTTGCACCTCCAACCTCATGCTCACCAAAGCCACCATCAACATGGGCGGAAAGGACATAACCTATGTCGCGGCCCGATCTGGCAATTCGCTCCTGGATCACGCTATGATTATTGATCGATATGGTCCTGATGGTACGCTTCTGGCTCATGACTCGATGAGCAACAACGGCATCCTCGAGCAGTTGGGCGGGCAGGCGCTTCAGACTTTAGTCCCGGCTTACACGGCCTTTGAGGCGGTGAAATAATGGCAATCTCATACATCAAACTTTTGCAGGCAATACCGGGCGCCAAGTCCGCTCTTAATGCACTGATTGGTGCAGGCGCCGGGTCGTCAAAGACAATCTGGTACAACGTAATCAAGGCAATCCTGGCTGTAGTAGCCGCCTGTGGGATCGGCTTTACTCTGTCCGCCGAAGAGGTTGACACTGTATCGGCGGGGCTTGCCATTGCGGTGCCGGTTATCGCAACACTCGCGGATACGGTTGCCAGTATATGGCTCAGGATACGCACGACTCAATCGCTGGCCTCGAAGCAAGATAGAGTCGTCTAAAATGCCACACCTTCCCGAAGATGGCGCCGGGCGACCGACAAAGTATCAAAAATCTTTTGCTGCTCAAGCGTATAAACTGTGCCTGCTCGGTGCTACTCAGCAAGAATTAGCGGATTTCTTTGAGGTACACAAAGACACGATCCAGGAATGGATGAAGATTCATCCTGAATTTAAGAAGGCGATCAAGCAGGCCGGAGCGGTAGCCGATTCTGAAGTTTCACGCAGTCTGTTCAAGCGAGCGTGTGGATTCCAGCATAAAAGAGGAAAGTATTCTTTCTATTTCCCCCCGGACCCAGGAGCGGCGATATTTTGGCTCAAGAATCGTCAACGCGGGAAATGGACAAATAATCCCGTCCCTGATGTAGAGGACCGGGATATTCTGAGCGATCCCGATCCCGATGTATGAAAGTTCAACTTCCCAAGCTCCACGATGAACAGCACAGAATAGCTGAGTCATTTGCCGAGAACAAACGAATTGTCATGCGGTGCGGTCGTCGCTTTGGCAAGACTACTCTTCTCGAACGCACGGCGGCAAAACGAGCATTTAAAGGTCAAAAGGTCGGCTGGTTCGGACCAAATTACAAACTCAATTCCCCGACTTATGCTCGACTGTGCCGAATGCTCGCGCCGGTAATTGAACACAAATCTAAGATCGATCAGCTTATAGAACTTAAAAAAGGTGGTCTGATCGAGTTCTGGACCCTGAACGATGAGGACGCGGGGCGATCCAGGTTCTATGATCTTGTTATTCTGGATGAGGGTTCGCTTGTAACGCGCCTCAAAGATATTTGGGAGCAGGCAATAGCGCCGACTCTTCTTGACCGAAGGGGCGACGCAATAATGGCGGGCACTCCGAAAGGAGTTGACCCGGATAATTACTTTTATGCTGCCTGCACGGACAAAGCCCTCGGCTGGTTGGAATTTCATACACCCACAGCATCTAATCCGATGCTGGACGCCGAGGCCGTAGCAAAGCTGATAGATGAGTATCCTCCGCTTGTCTATCAGCAGGAATATCTCGCCGAGTTTGTAGACTGGCGCGGCGTTGCATTCTTTGGTCTTGATTCGCTACTGGTTGAAGGCCAGCCGGTAGATGTAACCTGGCGCGGGGACCAGGTGTTTGCAGTAGTAGATACCGCTTCCAAGACTGACGCGCAACATGATTCAACTGGTGTGGTTTATTGCCTCAAAAGCCGATTCAGCGGCATTCCATTGGTGATTCTCGATTGGGACATAACCAAGATTGAGGCTTCGCTTCTCACGAATTGGATTCCTGGGGTCAATGCACGATTGGAAGAGCTGGCAACGGAACTGAAAGCCAGAAACGGTAACATCGGAATGTTCATCGAGGACAAAGACAGTGGAATAATGCTCAATCAGGCTATTCCTCGTATCGGCATTGCATCGCACGCCATTGACTCAAAACTGACCAGTGTGGGCAAGGAAGGCCGAGCTATCGTGGCAAGCCCTCATGTGTTTCAGGGCAAGGTAAAGCTGTCACGGCTGGCGTTCGATAAGACGAAGCGGCACAACGAGCAGACGAAGAACCACTTCATTGACCAAGTGTGCGGCTTCCGCATGGGTCAGGAAAAGAAAGAATACAAGGGCAGGCGCGACCTCCTGGATGCGTTCACCTATTCGGTGGCGATTGCCCTTGGAGACTCGACCGGGTTTTAGCGGCTAACCCTCACGCTATGCCGACTGACATATTTGAGATACCGGGAATAAATAATAAGTCCGAGACTCACCAAATACAGAACGGGTTGCGTGGAATTGTGCATAAACTCCCAGCCGAAAAGAATTATTCCGGCCCAAAGAACCAAAGTAGCAATACCGCCTAACGCGAATGATCCAAACATTTAAGTCTCCTTTTGGGTTTGGGCTTTTGCCAGTGCTTTGCTTACGAGGTCTTCCAGGACATCGACCATTCGCTTTTCGAGCAATGCGGCTAAAAGCCTGAGTTTGCGGTGAGTTTCTTTTCTAATTTTAATTGTTTCAAGCATAATTTCCCCTTCAAGGGTAATTGTAGTCATTATCCTACCTGAAAACAAGAGGCATAATGCCCTTTAATCCAAATACAGACGATACCGGCCCCGGCTCAATCGTAATTGGCGGCGCTACAATTCCCTCTGCTCTGATGGAGTTGTTGCTCGTCGATGAGATAGTGCCGGGAAGCCCTCCAAGTTACGATATATGCAAGAAAATATATGCTTCGCACCCACTGGGCGGCAAAATGACTGACGGTCCCGTGGCAATGGCACAGAGCCAAGATCGTGAAATAACGGTTCCAACCGGTCCCGAAGAGGAATTGATTGAGGCATTTCAAAAGGAGTGGGAACAAACCGGCAGTGTAGGCGCTGATTCGATCATTCACCAAGCGGCGAGTCTGTCCAGGGTTTATGGCATTTCCACGCTTGTTTTGATAAGCGACAAGATACCGCAGGAAAAACAGATTCCCTATGAAAAACTCCATGAGCTTGAACTTTTTTATAATGTGCTCGATCCACTGAATACGGCCGGAAGTCTGATTCTCAATCAAGACCCCATGAAGACCGACTTTATGAAGCCGAGACAGGTTTCCTTCGGCGGTCATCCCGTTCATATGTCCCGCGTAGTCGTGACAATGAACGAGCAGCCGATATGGATTGAGTGGACAAACTCGGCATTCGGTTTCGTGGGCCGGTCGGTATATCAGAGGGCGCTCTATCCCCTTAAATCCTATATCCAGTCTATGCTGACCGACCACATGGTGATGGAAAAGGCCGGAGTGCTGGTTCATAAGGCTCAGGGGCCGGGGAGCATTATCGACCGGATCACTACAGCATTCTTCAATCTCAAGCGTAGCCTGATTGGCGGCACGAAAACCGGCAATGTCATTACGATAGGCCACGATGAGGATTTGACCTCGATCGACTTGACAAACCTTCAGCAAGCGGCTGAGTATGCCCGGAATAACATTGTCACAAACATCGCCACTTCCGCCGATATGCCCGCCATGCTCTTGCGTGAGGAAACATACACTCAGGGCTTTGGCGAAGGCACAGAGGACGCAAAGCGCGTCTCTCAATACATCGGGCGTATCCGGATTAAATATAATCCTCTGTACCGGTTCTTTGATGAAATAGTAATGCGGCGGGCATGGTCCCCCGCTTTTTATGAGACGATTCAGCGCAAATATCCTAACGATTATGGCAAGATTCCTTTCGATACGGCCTTCATTGAGTGGCACAATTCATTTAAGGCGACTTGGCCGAACCTGCTTCAAGAGCCTGATTCAGAGAAAGCCAAAGTTGACGATGTAATCCTGAAGGCTGCTATTGGAGCTTTTGAGGTACTTTCTCCTGCGCTCGATCCCGAGAACAAGGCGACTACGGCAATGTGGCTGGCCGATATTCTGAACGAACGGAAGTTGATGTTTAGCTCCCCGCTCTTGCTCGACGAGGAAGCCATAGCCAGCTATGAACCGCCCGTGATGCCAAAAGAGCCGTTTAACGAGCCTGAGACTTACCGGGATTCGGCGGTTACGAAATATCTGCAAAGGCGAACCCGGACTGATGCCAACCTTCTGGAAGCCCAGGCTAGTGATTCAACAGGGACAGCACTTCGCAAGGCCATTGCGGCCGAAATAGACGCAATCAACTTATATGATAAGATGGCCGAACAGACCGACGACGAAGGTGTCCGCAAGGCCCTCCTGGACATTGCCAAAGAAGAGAAAACGCACATCGGGGAGTTTGAGGCGCTTCTATTAAAGATCGATCCTGAGCAGAAGCGTGAACTGAAGGCCGGGGCCTCCGAAGTTGCCGATTAAGACCTTCCAGCAAATCCTGACTGAAGCCGTGGCTGATGTTATTGAGCACGGCTATGATAATCCCGAACGGATAGATGAATGGGTTAAGCAACTCAGAGAGGCGGCTTCATCGTCGCTCGGAACGCCGGAAGAGATTGAAGATAAAATCAGGTTGTCGCTCCGGGCCATTTACGACCGGAACGTCAAATACGGTGCGATCCTAAAGAAGCGCAATCCTAAGATACCGAGATTTACGCTCCAGAACATCGAGCCGATGCTCAGGAATGAACTGGACAAACGTATCCAAGCCAGCGCCAACCTTATAAAGCTAAACCGGGAAAAGGCCATTGAGCAGGTTTTACAGCGGTATTCCGGGTGGGCAACGTCCATCCCTGCCGGTGGGTCAGAGGCAGTCGATAGGCGCGAGGTTAAAAAGGGAATAGCCAAGTCGCTCAAGCAAATGAGCTTTGAGGAGAGAAGAGTTGCGGTTGACCAGAGTTTTAAGTTGGTTTCGAGTATTTCCGCCGTTGTAGCCATTCAAACAAATGCTATTGCGCTAGAATGGCACAGCCATTGGCGGCAAGCCGGGTACAATTACCGGCCCGATCATAAGGATAGAGACCTTAAAATTTATGCGATTAGAGATTCATGGGCAATCCAAAAAGGATTAATGAATCGTGGGGCTGGGTTCTCTGATGAAATAACCCAGCCCGGAGAAGAAATTTTCTGTAGATGTTTCGCTTCATATTTCACTAACCTGGTGGATTTGCCGGAAAGCATGTTGACGCAAAAGGGACGGGACTATTTAAATGATTAACCATGCCATGTCAAACCTTGCCAGTCCCCGCCTTGCCAGTCCCCGCCTCACCAGGCCCCAACTAGCCCCAACTTGGCGAGATAGGTCATTATTGAACTTTAAATTCGATCACTTGAAACCGCCCGTAAGTGGGCCTAAAGTCGGCTATTC